GGGCGGCGCCGGGAAGATCAAGAATGACAACATGGAGAACGCCGCCTTCTATAATTTCCTGCTGGCGACGTTTCAGAATACAGAGGAAGCCATGGCGGACGATGCCTCCATCTATGTGTTCCATGCGGACACTGAGGGGCTGAACTTCCGAAAGGCGTTCTCTGACGCCGGCTTCTACCTCTCCGGGACGTGCATCTGGAAGAAGCAGTCCCTGGTACTGGGCCGCTCGCCCTACCAGTGGCAGCATGAGCCGATCCTCTTCGGCTGGAAGAAGAAAGGCAGACACCAGTGGTACACCGGGCGGAAAGAGTCCACCATCTGGGAGTTCGATAAGCCCAAGAAGAACAAGGACCACCCCACCATGAAGCCCATCCCGCTCCTGGCCTATCCAATTCTCAACTCCTCCATGAGCAACGCCATTGTGCTGGACCCCTTCGGCGGTTCCGGCAGCACCCTCATCGCCTGTGAGCAAACCGACCGCATCTGCCGCACCATCGAACTGGATGAAAAGTTCTGCGATGTCATCGTGAAGCGGTACATCGAGCAGGTGGGCAATGCGGACGGTGTATCCCTCCAGCGGGACGGCTTGACCTACCGCTATGAGGAGGTGGCTGGGGACGATGCGGAAGACATCCCGCTGTTCTGAGGAGGCGCCCATGGAATTGAATACAGCTTTGACCCTCGGTAGTCTTTTCGATGGCTCCGGGGGTTTTCCTTTGGGCGGTCTGCTCTGCGGGATCACCCCGGTGTGGGCTTCAGAGATCGAGCCGTTCCCCATCCGGGTGACCACAAAGCGGCTTCCCTTTATGAAACACTACGGCGACATCTCCCAGATGGATGGCGGGAAGATCGAGCCGGTGGACATCATCACCTTCGGCTCCCCCTGTACCGACATGAGCATCGCCGGACGGAGGGCCGGCCTGGACGGGAAGCAATCCGTCCTCTTTTACCAGGCCATCCGCATCATTCAGGAAATGAGGGATGCCACCCATGGCAAATATCCAAGATACATCGTATGGGAGAACGTCCCCGGCGCGTTCAGCTCCAATCACGGAGAGGACTTCAAGGCCGTCCTCGAAGCGGTCATCGGGATCAAGGAGCCGGGCGCCCAGGTGCCTATGCCTGAAAAAAACCTCTGGCCCTACGCCGACCTGTACATGGGAGAGCAGTGGAGCGTTGCGTACCGCACTCTTGACGCGCAACACTGGGGAGTCCCCCAGCGAAGACGCCGCATCTTCCTTGTCGCAGATTTTGCAGGCTGGGGTGCCGGACAAGTACTATTTGAGTCCGAAGGCCTGTCAGGGTATTCTGCGGAGGGCTTCCGTGCGTGGCAAAGAGCTGCCAGAAATCCTGCGGCTGGCTCTGGAGCGGCAGGCATCTGCCTGAACGACCAGGGCGGGAGCTGCATGGACGTGTCCAGCGAAGTCGCCGCCACGCTCCGGGCGGAACACCATGGGCATCTGCCCTGTGTGCTGGACGCCGCTGGCTTCTGCACCGAACACTCGGCGGACAGCCGGGGTATCGGTTTTGAGCCGGAGCGCGCCCCTACGCTTCGGGCCGGCGTGGTTCCTGCTGCTATTGCGCTGGAGAGCCACCCCATCGACAGCCGAATCAAAATCGCCGATGACGGTACCGTTCAGACGCTGACCTCCCGCATGGGGACAGGCG